TAGTTGCTTCTGGCAACGCGATCTTCTATGATCGTGTCGACGTAGAAGCCAACGCGCACTTTAAAAACGACTTGTTTGTTGTATCTGGTAACCTTGTAGTAAATGGTTCTCTTGTATACGCCAACGTTACCATCGGTCAAGGCGGGGTTCTTCTGATTGCAGATCAGCAGCCACTCGGTAATACTTCAAACCGTTTCAATGCTTTCGTATTTAATACGACATCTTATGGAACACTACGACCAGATGCAAACGGTGGTGCACTTGGTACTACGACTGCTCGCTTTGATGTCTTTGCAAACAATATCACCGTTACAAATACGGTGAATTTCCCGAGTGGAGCAGGCGTTAACTCGTCGCTCTATACTGGTACAGCAAGCAATGCTAACACCGTATACAATATCTCGGCGAATGGTATCGTAGTCAGAACTGGTACAGGAACAGGTACTACGGTATCGATTGCTTCTACGAACGGCATTAGCGTAACAAACGGCAACGGTGTTTCTGGAAATCCTACGATTAGTTTTGTAGCGAATGCTGGTTTAACTGTAAACGCAGCAGGCGTATTTGTTGATGCATCTGCTATTACTGTCGGTACACTTCCTACATCTCGAGGCGGTACAGGCGGATCGATCAATAACCTTCTACCTACACAATCTGCTGGAACAACAGGTTTCGTCCTTGCATCAAGTGGAGCGACAGCTAACTTGGTGTGGACGCAACTTGCTGGACCTCAAGGTGCGCAAGGTGCAACTGGTGCTCAAGGTGCACAAGGATCTACCGGTTCTCAAGGACCAACTGGTGCTCAAGGCGCAGCTTCGACAGTTCCTGGTCCACAAGGCGCGCAAGGAATAACTGGTTCCCAGGGTCCACAGGGAACAACTGGTTCTCAAGGACCACAAGGACCTTCGGTTCAAGGACCGACGGGACCACAAGGTGCACAAGGAATTATCGGACCTCAGGGACCGCAAGGAACAACTGGTGCTCAAGGTGCTGCTTCAACCGTTGCCGGTCCTCAAGGCGCCCAAGGTTTGCAAGGTATCCAAGGACCACAGGGACCGCAAGGCCTTACAGGTGCACAAGGTGCAGCATCTTCAGTTGCTGGTCCTCAAGGTGCTCAAGGATTACAAGGCGCTCAAGGTGCAACTGGTCCTCAAGGATCTCCTGGAATAAACGGAGCACAAGGTGCAACTGGTGCTCAAGGCGCGGCAGGTTCAAGTATAACAGGTGCTCAAGGTGCAACCGGACCACAAGGTGCCCAAGGAAGTGCATCTGGTGCTGTCGCGCCTATTCTAAGACACGTCACCGCAGGATTTACAAGTGGCGGCCAAGTTTTTGTAACAGCGACTCAACCTACTGCTTCAGCGGCTGGTGATATCTGGATTGACACTGCAGGAACTACAGGATATACACAAAGTCTCTCGTCAAATGGATGGACTAAGTTGCCAAACGGAGCAATTATTCAGTGGGGAACAGTAACTGTTACTCCAAATACTACAGGATCTGGATCATTTCCAACATCGTTCACCGCGGTTGCCCGAGCTGTGATGAATGGCGTAGGAGATACAGGCGTATTTGGACAGGCTTCTAAAGGTGCAACCATTTTTAGTGTATCAACAACTGGTTTCAGTTGGTTTAACGGAGATGAAAGTTCTCATACCGGTTACTGGTTAGCAATGGGATATTAATAAAATGACAATTTACTACAGCCCAACAACAAAAGGTTTTTACGATACTGATTTTGGGTATCCGTCATTGCCGCAAGATATTGTTGAAATTACCGCAGAGCAACACCAGCAGTTTCTCCATGGTATGAATATGCAAAATAAAGAATTGGTTTTATCACAAGGAAATCTTGTTTTGCAAGATCGAGTCGTGGTAATTACTTGGGAACAAATTAGATCGAAAAGAAATAATCTTCTAGCTTTATCTGACTATACTCAAATGGCAGATTGGCCTGGAGATAAAACTGCTTGGGCTACATATCGTCAAACTTTAAGAGATCTTCCTCAGACTTATACAAATGCAGCAGACGTTGTTTGGCCATCTAAGCCAGGAGAATAATAAGTGCCGCTAACGTTCCTATCTGCTAAACCTGTTAAATATTGGAACGGCTCGTCGTGGGTCGGGAGCCAAGATTTTGCCGCCGTTAAAATGTGGAATGGATCTACGTGGCAATATGTAGGAATACGTCCGTATGCAGATGTAGCCTTAGTTACTTTTAGTCCCGTGGGCGGCACAATATCATCTCCGACTTTTGACACTGCCGAAGCGTATGGTTCCCAAGCAGGTTATACTATCACAGCTTCTTCAAGCGTAGTTTGGACTTATACTGGAGGAGATGGATTTAGTGGATACGCCAGTGTTGCAAGTGGAGGAAGTGCTTCATCAATTGAACTTGTAGCAGCTTATACAGGTGGTTTCAATGAACAAACGTTTAACGTATCAGCATCAAATGGTGCAGAAACTAAATATTGGGTGATAACTGTAACATCTTATAGTTTTGAATAAACATAGCGGAAGAATTAAATGGCACTGAAAGCAAATATCATTATCGATCAAGGCACTTCATTTGCTACGTCTATTGATGTGACTGATGAAAATGGTAACATCGTAAATCTTACAGGATTTACAGGTGCCGCTCAGATGCGTAAGCATTATACTTCGACCGCTCAAACCGCATTTACAGTTTCGATTACTGCTGTGACTGGCGTCGTCGCTCTTTCGATGTCGGCAAATACCACAAATGGCCTTACAGCCGGAAGATACGTATATGACTGTGAGTTGACTGATGGCAGCGGAACAGTTTCTCGTCTTGTTGAAGGTATCGTCACAGTTACACCAGGAGTTACAAGATAATGGCAGGTGCATCTCGTTTAGTCGCTACAATTACAAATAACAACGGCAGATTATCATCTGCTGGTCCTATTACTCTGAAAAATCAAATTCAAGAAATACGAAGTATTGAAAACATACTCGACGTCAGCGTCGTTGAAGCCGCCAATGGCGCTACATTAATCTACAATTCTCAAAATGATAAATATGAGGTGAGACAACTGTCATTCGCGGATCTAGCAGTAGATCTCGACGGCGGATCATTTTAACCTAAAAGGAATAGCCAAATGGCAGACAATTTAATTCAAATTAAAAGGTCGTTAACGACAGCTGATGCGCCAACATTAGCTAACGGTGAATTAGCGTTTACAGCAAATGGCGATCACTTATTTATTGGTTCGAATGGTGCTTCGATCACCATTGCCGGTAAATTTAATCCTGGTATACTGACCGCCAACCAAGCACTCGTTGCGAATGGTACCTCTGGTATCGACAAGATTATTGTTGCTAACGCTGTTGTGACAACAGTTACAGCCAATGGTTCGACGGGTACCAACGGACAAGTACTGAGTTCAAATGGAACAGCCGCTTATTGGGAAACTCCTACTTCTGGCGTATCTGGTTCAAATACACAAGTTCAATTTAATAATTCTGGCGCATTAGCCGGAGACGCAGACTTTACGTTTGATAATACCAATAATAAACTGTCTGTTGCCGGCGGCGTTCTTGCTGGCTCTGGCGGTAACTTCGTCGTTGGTTCTAATTCTTTTGTTGCGAATGCCACCGGTGTATTCTCTACAGGCACCGTGAACGCAGCGATTGTGAGTGTTGGTACGGCGTTCGTAGCAAATGCCACACAGATCAATATTGGAACTAACGTTGCTCTTAATGCAAATGGCACAAATGGTACTGCAGGACAAGTTCTTGCATCGAACGGAACAGCTGTATACTGGGTAACACCTCAAGATGGTGATATTACATCAGTCGTAGCCGGTTCTGGTCTTACTGGTGGCGGTACATCTGGCGAGGTAACTCTTGATGTTGGTGCTGGTAACGGTATCAGCGTCTCTGCAGACGCGATTGCTGTAGTTGCAAATAGCGGTCTTGCTTCAAATACCTCAGGCGTACACGTTATTGCAAATAACGGTCTATCTGCAAACGCAACAGGCGTTTTTGTTGTTGCCGGAGCTGGTATTGCTTCGAACGCAACAGGTGTGCATGTCGTATCTGGTAACGGTACGATTGTTTCGAATACCTCGGGCGTTTATGTCAATGCTGCTGCACTTTCAATTGCCACATCGCAACTTTCAGGCGACGTTGCTCTTGGTTCGGGTACATCAGGCGACTATGTTGCTACTATCACAGCTGGTAACGGTATTTCTGGATCCTCATCTGGTGAAGGTGGTGCAGCCACGATTGCTGTTGTAGCAAACAACGGTATTGTATCGAATACTTCAGGCGTCTTTGCCAAAGCTGCTAACGGTATTTCTGTTGATGGCGCTGGTATCAACGTTGTTGGCGGTGATGGTCTTACAGCTAACGCGACTGGAGTTCATGTTGGTGCTGCTAACGGTATTAATGTCACTGCAGATGCAGTTGGCCTTACCACTGGTTCAACACTCACGGTCAACTCTGCTGGACTCCATGTTAATACTGCACTCTCGATTACAGATCTTTCTCTTTCCGGAAATCTGACTGTTCTCGGTACGCTTTCGACAATCGATACTACCAACCTGACAGTCCAAGATTCGCTGATCGAGCTTGCAAACGGAAACGCAACAACCGACATTCTTGATATCGGTCTTTATGGTCAATACGGTGCCACTGGAGCTAAATATACCGGTCTTTTCCGTGATGCTACAGATGGCGTTTATAAGCTCTTTGCTGGTTCTCAAACAGAACCTACAACAACTGTAGACACTGCAGCAGCCGGTTATACTACTGCTACATTACAAGCATTCCTAAACTCTGGTGGTTTGGTTTCGAACGCGACTAACGTTACTCTTACTGCGAACTCGACACTCGCGGTTGGTATCACAGCGAATACATTGAGTCTTTCGACTGCACTGCCTGGAACAAGCGGTGGTACTGGACTCGCGACTGTTACTGCAGAAGACATTTTAGTTGCTAACTCTTCGAACGGTTTTAGAAAATTAGCTGTTGGCTCTACTGGATTCGTGCTTCAGTCTAACGGTACAGCAGTTGTATACGCAACCCTCGACGGCGGGACATTCTAATTTATGGAAGCTGAATTTGTAAATGAGTACATCAATCGATTACTCGCGAGTGTACATGATCTTACAAGTAAGAACATCATGCTAGAAACAAGACTGGTCATGGCCGATAAAACCATGACCAGTCTTCAAGCAAAAATTGTTGATCTTGAAAAGCTTGGAAATAAAAATAAAAAAGCTGAAGATACTTCTGTATAAATAGAATATTAGGGGTTACATAACCGCTTCGTTGCTCTATATAGAGGTTGAGAATGGCAAATAAATTTCAATTTAAGCGCACGACAATTTCTGGTCGTACAGCTAATACTACTGACGTAGCAAATTCCGGCTTTATTGATAACGGTGAATTTGCAGTCAACCTAACTGACCGTAAAGTCTTCTCTTCAGATGCTGCGAATGCCATCTTTGAAGTTGGTTCAAATCTCTCTTCTCTCGCTGTCACTACGATCGTAGCCAACGGATCTTCTGGATCCAACGGCCAAGTTCTTTCATCGAATGGAACAGGAGTTTATTGGGGCTCAGGCGGTACGGCAAATGCTGCTACCATGAATACCTATACGTTTACTGTCACATCGAATACCACGGTGTTTACAGGATTAGACGACACATCAAACACATTCGTATATACTTTAGGGCTTGAAAGCGTCTTCATTAATGGTTCGCGTCAGATTGCGGCCGTTGACTATAACACGACAAATACCACGGTCTTAACGCTTACATCGAATGCGATTGCTGGTGATATTGTTCAAGTTACAACTTTAAATGGTGCTTCACTTACTCTCGGATCTCAAGGCGCTCAAGGTGCTCAAGGTGCAACCGGTGCACAAGGTGCTCAAGGCACAACGGGTGCTCAAGGCGCTCAAGGTGTTGCTGGCGCTCAAGGTGTTCAAGGCGCAACTGGCGCAACTGGTGCTCAAGGCACAACGGGTGATCAAGGTGCTCAAGGTGTTGCTGGCGCTCAAGGTGTTCAAGGCGCAACTGGCGCAACTGGTGCTCAAGGTGTTGCCGGCGCTCAAGGTGTTCAAGGCGCAACTGGCGCAACTGGTGCTCAAGGTGTTGCTGGACCTCAAGGTGTTACTGGTGCTCAAGGCGCTCAAGGTGCTCAAGGTGCCACCGGTGGAGGTGTAACCTCAGTCGCCACGGCTAATGGACTTTCTGGTGGAACGATTACAACTAGTGGTACAATTGGAGTAACTGCTGGGCCAACACTTACGGTCAATACGACTGGTATTCATGTGAATTCCACATTATCAATCGCCGATCTTACACTCTCGGGTAACCTGACAGTTTCCGGTACAAGAACTTACGTGAACACCACAACACTCGACGTTGGTGATAATATTGTTACGCTGAATGCAGATCTTGGAGCTAATCCTCCTACTGAGAATGCTGGCTTCGAGATCATGCGCGGGACGTCTGCCAACGTTCAGTTCGTCTGGGATGAAACAAATGATCGCTGGTCTACAAACAGTCAACCACTTGCTGTTTCGTCTCTTGTAGCCGCAGGTGCTGCATCTGGAATTACCACCCTTGCTGCCGGTAATACTACGATCACTGGTTTTGCCAACGTAACCTCGACGCTACAAGTAGCTGGTATTACTACTCTTAATGCCAACGTTGCAATGGCAAATAATGTGTTAAGTAATCCTAAGCTTGCTTCATACAAAGAAGCAGTTGTTGCCAATACTATAACAACAACTACTCACACTGTAGATTTATCACTATCCAACGTATTCGATTTGACATTGGCCAACGCGTCTATTACAATTACATTTTCAAATCCTCCTGCATCGGGCAATGCATACAGTTTCACACTTCATTGTAAACAAGACGCCACGGGATCGAGAATAATCACGTGGCCGGCTTCTGTTAAATATCCGAATGCTTCGACACCGACGATGTCAACTGGTGCAAATAAAATCGATGTCTTCAGTTTCTTTACCCTCGACGGAGGTACAACATATCTCGGTGCCTTATCTCTTGCAAATACAGGTTAATAAGAAGGTTATACGATGCCATTAAATGTATTTAGAGCTTCAGGTAAGGCTGCTCCAGCCACACAAGTATTCAATGCCCCCGCAACATTCGTCGTTCCTGCAGGCGTATATTCTATAGATATATCTGGTCGTGGCGGCAATGGAAACGCTGGTAATGCAGGCAATCCTGGTACTGCTGGCAATGCTGGTAATCCTGGAAATAATGGGGCCGCAGGAACTGGTGGTGCTGGTGGTACAGCTGGGACATCTGGCAATCCTGGCGCATCAGGAAATGCTGGCACAAACGGGGCCGGCGGAGCTGGCGGTGCTGGTGGTACAGCTGGAACATCTGGAAATCCCGGCGCATCAGGAAATGCTGGCACAAACGGTGCTGGCGGCCCAGGAGGAGCCGGAGGTGCTGCAGGGAATGCTGGGAATCCAGGTGCCACTGGCAATGCAGGTACGAATGGTGCTGGCGGAGCTGGCGGTGCTGGTGGTACTGCTGGAAATGCTGGAGCGACAGGAAACTCCGGCAATCCCGGTACTAATGGTGCCGGTGGTGCAGGCGGTGCTGCTGGTAATGCTGGGAATCCAGGTGCCACTGGCAATGCTGGTAACCCAGGAACAAATGGCGCCGGCGGTGCTGGCGGTGCTGCTGGTAATGCTGGGAATCCAGGTGCCACAGGAAACTCTGGTAATCCTGGTACCAATGGTGCCGGCGGTGCTGGCGGTGCAAGAGGAAATGCTGGGAATCCAGGTGCCACAGGAAACTCTGGAAATCCAGGAAATAATGGTGCCGGCGGTGCTGGTGGCACTGGCGGTAGCGCAGGTACGGGAGGAGGCGGCGGACAAGGTTCAGCCCGACCTTGCGGTGGCGGAGCCGGTAGCGGTGGTAGTCCGGGCGGTGGCTGCGGTTGTTTTGGCACCCCATTTGCGCCTTGTTCTGCCCCCGGCGGCGCCGGAGGCTCTCCTGGCGGAGGAAATGGTGGCTTTGGTGGAAGCGCAAATCTTGGGGGGTGCGTTTGCGGCGGCGGCGGTGGCGGCGGCGGAGGCGGCGGTAGCGGAGTGACTGGTAATTCAGGGAGTGCAGGTGGTGCGGGTGCCAATGGAAGTGCTGGAAATACTGGAGCCGCAGGATCAGGGGCAACTGCTGGAGCAGCAGGAAGTCCCGGTGGAGCTGGGGCCAATGGAAATGCTGGAAATACTGGAGCAGCAGGAACTGGAGCAAACGCTGGAGCAGCAGGAAGTCCTGGTGGAGCTGGTGCCAATGGTAATGCCGGCACAACAGGGGCGGCTGGAACTGGAGCAAACGCCGGAGCAGCAGGAAGTCCTGGCGGTGCCGGTGCTAATGGTAATGCCGGCACAACAGGGGCCGCAGGTACAGGGGCAACTGCTGGAGCAGCAGGAAATCCAGGTAATGCAGGCGCAGCAGGAAATACTGGAGCAAATGGTAATGCAGGAACAGGGGCAACCGCTGGATCTACTGGCAATCCAGGTAATGCCGGCGCAGCAGGAAATCCAGGTGCAAATGGTAATGCCGGCACTGGAGCTAATCCAGGGGCAGCAGGGAGCCCTGGAAATGCCGGAGCAGCAGGAAATACTGGAGCAAATGGTAATGCTGGCACTGGAGCTAATCCAGGAGCAGCAGGAAATCCAGGCGGTGCCGGAGCTGCTGGTAATGCTGGGACTGGCGCAGCAAACGGAAATCCGGGATCAAGTGGAAACCCAGGCAACGTTTCAACGTTTGGTTCCTTAGCTAATTTTCCAGGTGGAACCGGTGGTACTGGTGGGGCTGGAGGAAATGCTACAAACGGAGCAGCTGGCTCGGCCGGAACTTCTGGAAATCCAGGTGGATCAGGCAATCCCGGAAATAATGGGGCTGCAGGAACTGGCGGTGCTGGTGGTACAGCTGGGACATCTGGTGGTATTGGAGGAACAGGCAATCCCGGTAACAATGGAGCTGCTGGTACAGGCGGCGCCGGAGGATCGGCCGGTACTTCCGGAGGTATTGGAGGAACAGGCAATCCCGGTAATAATGGAGCTGCAGGAACTGGTGGTGCTGGTGGTACAGCTGGGACATCTGGTGGTATTGGAGGAACAGGCAATCCTGGCACCAATGGGGCTGGTGGTGCAGGAGGAGCTGGTGGTAATGCTGGTAATCCAGGAGCCACTGGTAATGCCGGCAATCCAGGAAATAACGGTGCTGGTGGTGCAGGCGGTGCTGCTGGTAATGCTGGTAATCCAGGAGCCACTGGCAATGCTGGTAATCCAGGAAATAACGGTGCTGGTGGTGCAGGCGGTGCAAGAGGAAATGCTGGGAATCCAGGAGCCACTGGCAATGCTGGTAACCCAGGAACAAATGGCGCCGGTGGTGCAGGAGGAGCTGGTGGTACGGCGGGTAACTCCGGATCTCCTGGCAACGCTGGTGTAGGCGGAGGCGGCGGAGGCGGCGGAGGCGGAGGCGGAGCATCGGGTTGGACTTTAAAGCAAGGTGGTAGCGGCGCCGGCAATGCTGGTACCGCGGGTAATTCAGGCAACATAAGTGGTGCTACTAACGGCAACGGCGGCGCAGGCGGCAATGGAGGACTTCTTTCGGGCGCTGCCGGTGGTTCAGGTAATGCAGGAACACCAGGCAGCGCAGGAAATACAGGAGCCGCAGGAACTGGAGCAAACGCTGGAGCAGCAGGAAGTCCTGGTAATGCAGGCGCCAATGGAAGTGCTGGAAATACTGGGGCCGCAGGAACTGGAGCAAACGCTGGAGCAGCAGGAAGTCCTGGTAATGCCGGCGCTGCAGGAAGCGCTGGTACAACAGGAGCGGCAGGAACTGGAGCAAATCCAGGAGCAGCAGGAAGTCCAGGCGGTGCAGGAGCCAACGGAAATGCTGGTACAACAGGAGCGGCAGGAACTGGAGCAAATCCAGGAGCAGCAGGAAGTCCTGGTAATGCCGGCGCTGCAGGAAATGCCGGAGCGACTGGCAATGCAGGAACTGGAGCTACAAATGGTGCAGCTGGAAATCCAGGAGGTGCAGGAGCAGCAGGAAATGCTGGAGCGACTGGCAATGCAGGAACTGGAGCTACAAATGGTGCGGCTGGAAACCCAGGCGGTGCCGGAGCTGCTGGTAATGCTGGCACAACAGGAGCAGCTGGAACTGGAGCTACAAATGGTGCGGCTGGAAATCCAGGAGGCGCAGGAGCAGCAGGAAATACTGGCACAGCAGGTAGTGCTGGAACTGGAGCGACCGCCGGAACAGCCGGCACATCAAATCCTGGAGCATCAGGAAACGCTGGTAATATTGGTACTACGACAAATTCAGTATCAGTAAAAGTATACCCATATCAAATAGTTTCTATAAATATTGGAACAGGCAGCGCTAATGGTACGATGAGTGTAACATTTTAGCACAAATAACAAAAAGGAAACAATACATGCTAGTAGGAATTAAAGACGTTTATCTTTATACTGGTTTGACTACGACAGGTGGCAACGACTCTGCTGCAGCCTATCAGTGGCTACAGGATAATAACATTGAGTTTACTCATTTATCATACAACGATAGTAGTCAATACGAATCTGTATTCAATGCTCTAAATACATGGGATATTGGAGAATTTACTGATTTTCCATTTGTCATCTACGATGAAAAACATGACGATTTTACCGCAGTCAAACAAGCATTGATTGGCTTAGATGCCATCACAGAGAGCAACTTAGTCGAACTAGCAGCCCTGTAATTTACATATATATAATAGAGTCATTCATTTGGAACATGTTAACATACAAAGAATGGCATTGGTAATGCGTTGCTATGACAAACTTCCACCACATCTCAGAATATGGATCTCAAGCTTACATTTTAGTTTGCATGATGATCATATTCTGAGAGGTGCGAGCGACGTCGAGCAATGTAAAAAATTTATTGAATCTGGTGGAATACACTATGAAAAACCTGGAAATGGACAAAATTGATGTTTTCGTTTTTTGAAAAGAATGAGCCTAAACTAGAATTTCTTTGCTATGATGATGATTTAGGAAATATACCAGAACCTTATCCTGCCCGCAAACTGATACCAGAATGGTATAAAGCTTTGCCAATGAAGAAGGATGTAGGCTTTGATCAATCTACTCTCAAAAGATGCCCACCTTTTCTTGATGCGATGATCACGGGTTGGATTATTCCACTCGTTGCTGATGTTGAAATCACTTCGAATGAAGATTGTTCGTTCATTGAATACAACAGCAAATATCCGAGAGCAATGATCGAGAATCATTTACAGTGGCAAGTAACATCTGACAAATGCCCCGCTCCACATTTACCAAAACCTCCAATTAAATTCATGAACTGGTGGGCAATCAACTGCCCGAAAGGATACTCACTGTTGTTTGTTCCACCATTAAATAGACCTGATCCAAGATTTACTTGTTTTTCGGGTATGGTAGACTGCGATGGTTATTTTGAGTTTATTAACTTTCCATTTGTTTGGAACGAACCCAATTTTAAAGGTATTCTACCTGCTGGTACACCGTTAATGCAGGTTATTCCAATTAAAAGAGATACTTTGTTTTCGAAAAATGTATGTAGAGCATTCAATGAAACTGAACTGAAAGCACTCAAAGGTACACGTAGAAAGCTTCAAAGTCATGAATCCCATTATCGAGATAATATTTGGGAGCGTAAATAATGGCAGTATATCAAATAGCTCCTTCTCCATCGTTAGGTATACCAGAAATTTCTTTTGCATCATGGCGTGATGGTTTTACTGAAGAAGAGATCGATAAAATAGTTAGTATTGGTGATAGTCTCACGATCAAATCTGCTAGTGTTGGACCTGATAGTAAAGTTGAAGAAGCAGTTAGATCATCTAAAATAGGTTGGATAAATCTTACGCCCGAGACTAATTTTATATATGATAGAATTGCTTTCATAGCAAGACAACTGAACGGTGAATTCTTCAATCTAGATATATGGGGATTTGTAGAGGACTTTCAGTATACTATATACGATGGAAAAGACGATCATTATACGTGGCATCTTGACAGAGGTGGAAATGCAACGAATGCGCCTCGCAAATTATCTCTTGTAATACAATTATCTGATCCTTCTGAATACGAGGGGGGAGATCTTGAGATATTTGATGCACCCGTGCCGACTCAAGTCACAAAACAAAAAGGTTTAGTAGTTGCATTCCCGTCCTTTATTTTACACAGAGTAACTCCTGTGACAAAAGGCATTCGTAAAACTCTAGTAGTATGGTTAGCTGGTCCTCAATTTAAGTGAGATAATATGACAAGAGAATGTGGAAGTTGCACGAAGTGCTGCGGTTGGTTAACTGGAGAAGCTCTTGGCCATCAATTTTGGCCAGGAAGGAAATGTCATTTTGTAACTACAAAAGGATGTTCGATACATGAACAACGACCTGAGAATCCGTGCAAATCGTTTAGCTGTGTATGGTTAGGAAATGAAAAGTTTCCACTCGGTCTTGATACTATTCCGATGTGGATGAAACCAGACGAATCAAACGTAATTATGGTTTGGAGACAACACGAAAATCCTGATCTTAGCTTTTTACAACTGCTTGAAGCAGGCGCTCCGCTAACAGCCGAAATACTTAGTTGGGCTATTCAGTATGGTTTGAACAACGGTTTAAATATATTTTATCAAGTCAACAGTGGTTGGAATAAGATTGGAAACCGACTGTTTTTAGATACAGTGATAGAGGCTGATCTTTCCCAATATACATAACATAAGGATTTTATTATGACAGACATACTTGATCAGTGGCAGTATTTTAGCTCACCTATCTATAGTATTATGAAGCCAGAACTTCTTGATTTCTCAAGAGCAGCATCAAATGCGGCGTTAAGGGCCGCGCGCAAAATAACAAAAATAAACGATGTATATCCAGTCGTGCAAGCAGATGTGTCTAACGAAGAAGATCTTCTTCCACTGATACAGTACACATTAAACACAGCATGGAATCTTTTGAGCGATCAAGGATACAACATGAATGGACTTTCGACTTATCTTACCGAATGTTGGAGTCAAGAACACCATAAGTATTCATCAATGGAGTATCATAATCACAGCGACTGTCAGTTAGTTGCTTTTTATTTTTTAGAGTGCCCGAAAGATCCTCCGCGAATGGTGATTCATGATCCGCGACCAATGAAACTTATGTTACCACTATACGAACATAATTCTTCTAACATTACCACAGCAACATCGTCTATTAATTTTACGCCAGTTCCTGGTCAACTAATGTTTGCAAATTCCTGGCTACCGCATAGCTTTACTCGTAACACATCAACCAAACCTTTCAAATTTATTCACATGAACATTGGTACACGTCCGTACATTGAACCTATAGTATATGATGCAACAGCAGAAATAATCTAATATGTCTGAGTTTATGATAAGATTCAATCAATCAAGAGGACAACCTAATCGCGGGACAGAAGATCATGTCTGGCGCGTTTTCGAAGATGGTAAAGAATATCTATGTAAAAATGTTATCATTAATGTTCCAAGCCGTGGGGCAAAGACAGGTCAAGATTGGAATATCTGTTGCGAAGGTACTATGAGCATATGTAAAGACACCTCTACAATTACTATTAACTAAATTATTATCGGTGAAATTATGAACTTAGAATTTTCAGAAATAAAACTTTATAACCCAGGAGTTCTTAAAACAAGAATTCCAGTTTCTATTTTTGCTGAGTTGACTTGTGACTTGCAAAAGCAAGTTGATAATAATCCGGAAAAATACAATACTAATTTAGCTGGGCAATTAGAAACAGAATTTCAGTATGTTATTAACGGGCAGTTTAGAGAATGCATAGAGCAAACGTTTCTTGAATATAGAAGAAAATTTAATTTTTATGAAAATCATAATTATGTCATTGATAATGATGCTTGGGTAAATTTTCAGAAGAAACACGAATATAATCCAATACATTTTCACCACAAAGCTATTTCATGGGTGATATGGATTGCAATTCCTTATGATTTAGAAGAGGAATTAAATATGCCAAATGTAAGAGAATCAAACTATAAAGTTGCATCAAAGTTTGAATTCATTTATAACTCATTAGACGGTGGAATTAGTACGACTCAATTAGATATTGATAAGACATGGGAAGGTTCTCTTATTATGTTTCCAAATTATCTTAAGCATCAGGTATATCCGTTTCAAACTTCAGACGAACATCGTATTTCTATTTCTGGTAATATAGACATTAGAAATTAATTGGGCGAAGTGGAGTTAAGACTACAATTGTCCCAGAAATTGATGAGTATGCTCTTGCGAGAGCCGCTTTTGATTTCATTGACCCAATGGTAGTATCGACTGCCTTCGAAGTATAAGACCGCACCTTCGGTAGGTTGAAAAGACTCGTGTGTATATTTTAACAATTCTTCTTTTAAAACTTCCGGAGGGCTCAGTTCTTTTTCATAGTCTAACCAACTTCTTTCAGAAATACAAAATTCTCCGCCTTCAAGATCGATTGCTTCTAAGTAACACGATATGGTAATTGGAGACATTAATTCTTCTGGTTTCAACTTTTCTCCAGCCTCAATTCTGTGCCGAAGCTTTTCATTAAAATCTACATGAGGCCACAAATCTCCAGAAGATTTATACGCCTGATACCAATATTCAATATGAGTTTTGTTACAATTAAACTGTTCTCTGTCGAGAAATTCAAGCACAGCTTCATCTGTTTTATTTGTAGGCGCATTACGATCAAAGTAATGCATGTTCGTATGCCTATTTAAACCTTCAAGAAAAGTTAAGCGAATATCTTCATCGAGAGTAGATCTACGAATAATCCTCGAGTTTCCATGGTACATTTTCAAATCTTTCAAAAACATATTTAGCAGCCTCTTTATTCTTTAAAGATTTACCAAAAGCCTTGACGAAACTGTTTGGCATTTTCTTATAGGAAGAAGCTCCTGCTTTATTATCACATTCTGCTGGATGTCGAGAAATTTCTAACTCGTCACATATCTGATTGATATTGGTTTGAGTAAAAAAATCCTCATAAAAGAAGTAGAGCGGATTTGCGAACACACTGTCCAAAGCTTCGATAGTTTCTTTATATTTACATGATATGAAATTGCTCATGACAAATCGTGAAGCTAACGACCGATTTGGAATTTTACCTCCTCCAATCATATTCCAAGAAGACCAACTCCTCTGAATAGGATCTCTCATAATATAAACTGGTACTACTTCGATATCGTATTTTAGTAAACCGTTTTTAATAAGTCGAAAGATGTTCTCACTCGAGCCTTCATAATGTGTGAAGTCGCCTGTGACTTGATTTATATTTGAAACAGCCCGAAAAAAAGACTCTATGTCTTTTCTATATTCGCTTACATCTTCTAAGACAGGAACTAAATCGTCTCTCTGAATAATATTCAGTTCTTTTCCCATATCATAGAAATCTGGGTGTTCTTTAAAATACTCATATAACCAAGTAGTGCCAGATTTCTCGGCTCCTACATTCAATAAAAACTTCATAGATTTAATTGTATTAATATATTTCTAAAATTTGGCCCGTGCGTTGGAGAATCTACGTCTTCTAAAAGTTCATAGTTTGCTGCGTTTGCTCGCATACGCAAAGTTCTATGAAAGATTGAATTTGCAGGAATATTTCTATACAAATGTTTAGTTATACCAATTTCAATATTAAAATTATTTTTGGCTGTTACATTTTCTTGATTAAAAACGTAATTTCTAGAACCGTTTTCATCCGGAGCAGTGAGTGAATGTCTGCCATCTAATGTTCCATTTTCAAGGATAAACCCGCTTACAAATCCCATATCTTTTCCAGCTACAGTATCAAAAGCTCTTATCATAATATAAGTATCATTTGCGCCATGAGGATTTAATCCTGGCCACTCATTATTAATTCCGCTTTCAATTAATGTGCGCATGTTGGCTTTTCGTTCGGCGTCAGTTAATGTAGAATTTGCCGGCCAATTCGCATCAATAGCATCCTTTGATCTTTCATACAAGTCATCAAAATCTATTTCTGACAAATCATTTATAACAGTATAAACAATATTCATATCTTAACTCTCTTTGTAGCTATTATGTCTGCGATGGTATTTATCCAACCTTCTTTGCTTGTATCAAATGGTTGTTCGTGGTGTTGTTTATGCATATGTTCTCCACCACTGATAATTCCGTACCAAAATCCCATATCTTTTGGACCGTTTTTATCATGATTTAGAGATGCGATTCCTGTGGACCATATCGACAATGTAGCAGGAACAATGTAAATAAACAAGTATGCTGGTAACGATATGAATAACAATAGAAACGGTAAGAATAACAAAATCCAGTATTTTTCATAGAAGAAATTGGTAATCTTATTACGAATCAGTCTGACTGTTGTTTTCAAATTTATTTGATTCGTGTCATTATTCCAAAGAATTGGAAAAAGTATTTTCCAACCTTGCAAATGGTAAGGATGCGGATCCTTCTGAGTGTCATGATACTTGTGATGATTGTCGTGCGATACACAGAATTCAAGCGGCGAAGCAAATGAACCATAGAATCCGAATGCCGTGCATATGAATTCTACGATAGGATTCATTGTATGCGTACGATGATTGTGGATTCGATGATACGTAATCGATCCACCTATTACTCTCATCAAAAAGAACGCTGTGAGTGAAACAATTATCCATGGAAAAGTTGCATATTGAATCAGAGCCCAGATTGTAATAAATGGGCCTGCTAATTGCGCGAATGTAAGCACATATCTTTTATGAACTTTTAGATTCATAATACGAATCAATCTCTTTTATAATAGACTCTTTGCCAGGATACGAATCAAGTAAAGGCATATGTGTGTCTTCGATACCATAATAATCTTCGTACCAAACAACTTCTTTTTGGTATTTATTTAAATACGCGACGAGTGCACGATAATCATTATACATCAAACCAATATTAAAACGAATGGCATTGGGTTTTAATTCGGGATATACTTTTAGCAAATAATTTGCCATACTTAAAGCAGCGTTTCTCATATTTTTACGAAGTATAAAGAAACTTGCCTGATTGGCTAAAAGATACGAGTGTTGATTTACAAGTACGATGTGTTCACTATGATCTTGTAACAAGTCGGCAAACGAATCTTGCGTAAAATTTGTTTGATGCTTAGTTTCGTGAGTAAGTTGTTTTCTATTACTTTGAATGTGAACAGGATGTAACTCTCCCACAAATGGTAAACTTGTTTTCTCTTGGAGATCCAAGCAAAAACGAGTAGCACCACATCGTGGAAGAGAACAAACGATCATTCTTCATCTTCACTCATAAAAAGAGTTTTCGGCAATTTCACTTTCTTCTTCGGTTTCTTCGAAATAGCAAGAAGATCAATTTTACCTGGAACAACGTCAAGACTATAAGTTCGAGCACGATCTTCAATATCAAGATTAATAAAGTCTACACCAAATTCTTTGTGGAATTCAGAAAGAAGATCTTCTCTGCATGCCTCAAGATATTTTTTCCATTGCCAACGACCGATCTCTGAAAGTATTTTTCTTCTTCGCGCAGCTTTCGCATCTTCTGGCGGAGTTTTCGTATGCCAATTACTCGTGTCTTCTAAGTGATATGAAACCATCTTACTGTGATGGAACATTTTATATCCAGCAGCGTATGACATCATCGTCATCATGACTTCTTCTCCTACAAAGAAGACTTTTGGATCTAATCCGACATTGTCAATCCAATCGACATGCGTAAAGAAGTTTCCTGCCATAATATGAAACGCCGGTCTTGGCATATCAGTCGATGGAATCGCGTCTCCATGTACATCTGGAATCAAAGTATCCGGATCAATAGTATAATACTTGACTTGACAAGCATCATTTTCTTCTTGACAAAGATAAGTTTTAATCTCTCCGTCTTTTTCTTCAATTATAAATGATTTACATGATCCAGTAATGATGACTTTATTGGTTTCACACATATCCATCGCTCTCTTATAATCTTCAATCAGAGCTCGATCCCAATTCATATCATGTAACATATGTGAGTCGACTTGATAAATGAAGTCATACTCGTTTGTGATATTTAACATATTAATATATCTTGCCCAAACACAACCATCAGAGTATTCGGGATCGATTCTTTTATAGATGACATCATCTCGACTTACAAGCACAGGTTCTGTGCACGCCAACGAATCTTCATAACGAGTTTGCTCGAAGATCGAATAGACTACATTATTCCGATTGGATTTGGTTTGCATCATACTCTTGATGGTATGAGGAAGTAAAGGATCTTGATACGAGCATACTGAAACAAAAATGTTCATTGTTTATTCTCTTCTTTTTGCATATTAAATTTCTTTTTTATTCCCATATACTTTCGATAGTATTGCTTATCATCTCCGGGAATTAGATTCATAGTTTTATCTATCATCTCATCTGAAGCTGGGCCAACAGAAGCAGTAATATCTTTATTGAGGAAAGGAATGACGTGCAACAAAGGTTCTCCCGCTTTAATGTGAACGTTACATTCTCTTTTCGGCATGCAAATGAAGTTTGTAATATGGAAACTCTTATAGTCTACCAAACCAGGAGTTATGTATAGATCTTCAAGAAAAGTAGAATGATAAAATGCAGGCATTAACAATGCGCTAATGTTTTTTTGAGTAAAAATTTTCCAAGGAGATGGAAATAAGATTGCTGTAGGATCAATTCCAATTGGAGTAAATGCGCCTTCTACAAATTTTTCATCCATCTTTACGCCATTGTCAAATCCGCGATCTCCTCTCGGTCCTCTGTCTCCAAGATACCAAGAAGTACCAGCTTTATTTGCCATAATATGAATGTCTACCCACGCCGGAATGATATAGCCAAATTGAGCATAGTCTAAAATTCCCGGACAGTATGGCATCAGATGCTTGCCATACTTGTCTTGTTGAACCTTGCGAGTATTTGTTGGAACATCAATCGCTCGTTCAACAGAAAAGTTATGATAAGATAACTTCTTAGTATCTACGAATTCAATATCTTTCTTTGGTTTTAATAAAGAAAACAAGTTTTTCATTTTCTTGGTACTCTCAATTCTTTTGTATATACGCTTCTTCGAGTGTTTTGCATCTTTGATATGATATTAATTAAGTGATGTTCATCTTCTTTCATGTTTCGAATATTGGGCTTTGATGGAACAGCATCACGCTTAATTGGAATGGCAATGACTAAAGGTGTACCAGCAAGTAAAAGCACGTCGGCATTTGGAGTGTGCCAGATTGCAGGAAAATTGACTTCTTTTGGATATGTATCTGTATCAACTAATCCTGACAGACATGTAAAATGGCTTTCAAAGTTATTAATCGGAGCTATGAAAAGAGTCGACCAACCCGGAGCAGTCTTTACAATCCATGGATTGACAAACTTCAAAGGAGGTGCAGGAAATCCAGGAGCAGATCTTTCTCCAAGTTGTCGAATGTCATGAAACTCACATACGTTGATCTGTGGAGAAGACGTGACTTCAATTGTACTGCAGTCGTGATTTGATCTGACTGTCAAGTCGCCGATAAGAGGAATGACATATCCTAATGACATTGCGTCGATCATCGGCATGCATTTTTTTGCAGTAAAGCTATGAGATCCTGACCAATCACGATCATCTCTTCCATCTGTAATCAGTGGAGGAATTCTTTTATACCATTCTGGCATATATTTTGCCGCAGGCTTTGGCTGAGGTAATGCCTCAACATCATCGCGATGGCAATAAAACTCAATAATAGGTTTCTTTTTAAAAGGATTCCAACTCAACATTCTCTCTCACCCATTACCCATGCTACAAGACTCTTACGAAAACCAGAAGTGATTGGCTTCACTCGATGTGGCATCCATGAAGCGAAGAATACGATATCACCTTTATTCGGTTTAAACGAAACTTTGTCTTCAAAGTTTCCGTTGTTTACGATCTCTAACTCTCCACCTTCATATTCACTCGGATCTGAAAGAAGCAGAGATGCTGAGATCTTTCTTATATATTTCTGCCAGCCAAATTCAACATCCCAATGCCATGTATAATGTTGATTTGGTCCGTACTTTGTATATTGAAAAGCTTCGACGCCTTCGATATCATACATAAAGTTGTCGTAGTTCACGACAGAAACGATTCCTGACATTCTCTGAAATAGCCAATCACTGTGTTGATCATGATGTATCCACGAGATATCAGAATCTCGCGTTTCAGCCGGAGCTGCGGCATTCTTCTCTAGCCCAACTTTTCCTTTTTCAAACTCTTGGAGTTTTTCGAGATCGATAATTTTATCGACTTCTTCAGGAGTAAATCCTCCCGACCATACTGCAAAGCAATTCAATTGTTTCCCATATTTAGGAATAATATATGGCATAGTAAATCCTCGTCAAGTCACTTATTCAATAGTAATATCTATATATCCTCCGGGCGCTACAGTTACCGAATGTGATTGGCCATCCGGAAAAGAATAGTAGCTTGCCGTCTGATTATTTATCACCGGCGCAGGCGTACCACCGGCATTTGATCCGGGGAAAGTAATACCGAGCGCATTTGCTGCATTTCCTGGAACCGCCGGAGTTGGAGCATTAAAATTCTGCGGACCATTGGTAGCAGGATTAAAGTTTTGTGGACCATTCGAAGGTGCATTGAAGTTTTGTGGGCCATTTGAAGGCGCATTGAAGTTTTGAGGCCCGGTCGTTGGCGCATTAAAGTTTTGAGGCCCGGTCGTTGGCGCATTAAAGTTCTGAGGACCATTTGTAGGCGCATTGAAGTTCTGAGGCCCGTTAGTTGCAGGATTAAAGTTTTGAGGCCCGTTCGTTGGCGCATTAAAGTTCTGAGGACCATTCGC